CATGGGTCGAGGTAATATCTCCCGAGAAAATCCACAGGATGGTTAGGCTCAATGATCTTGGCTTTGAGCACATGTCCCATTCGTTTGACGACTCGGGTCAAATAACCCATTTCCAGGTTTGCCTGGATTCCATCGTCGCCACCGAACAGGCCCAATGAGTCCCACGCTTCATCTGCTGTTTTACCCGAGTCTCGCAATGCAAAGAACATCACGAGCGCGTTGTCAATGGTATTGAAGCTGGACGTATCACTCGAGCCGGAGAGTCTTGACCACTCTGTGTTGTATCTCACGCCATGCCGGGTCACGCCCGGGGCTCTGTATTGCGCCATTTGCAATTTGGAGACCTCTTCGTGATATTCAGGTCCGAAGAAGCGGCGCAAAACTAAGTTCTCGAAGTCGCACAGTGGCTTCGAATGGGTCCCATCCCACGCACTGTAATCAGTGGGGACTATGAACCGTGCATTCGTAGCTACACGACGCACCTCAGCTGCAATCTCTTTAGGGGTTTTCGCAAACGCGTACCACCTCTGTCGTTTAAGGACTGCGCGGGTGAGGGCATACAAATAACCTCCGTATCTAGTGCGATGGTCTGCATCCAGGGTTGAAATATTACGGGGGGCTGCAATCTTCGGGTAACTCTCACCTTTCTGAAAGGATTTAACGATAGTCTTGTAGCAGAAGGCAAAGGGAAGGGCTGCAAGAGCACCGGCGCGTTGGGTTGGTCGATTTTGTTTGTCCATGACCTCCTCAATGGAGTCAGGTGCACCTGTATGCATTTGACAATCAGGTATGAGGAGTCGCACAAATTCCTCAGACCACCGGTGGAAGATTGGTGGCCACGACACTACTTGGTTACGCGGTTCGAGTACGCGCTTCTGAACACACACATTATCGTTGTTAAATGAATCACCTGGTGCAACGTTGCCGTTGGTGACGAGTGGTACCATGATCTGCCTCGCTTTCGGGCGGGCATCTTCCGTGATCAATGGTCCCAAACCCTGATATGTTATTACATCAGGAAGGCATTTCCCTGTGTTCGTCATGATCTTCAACTTCAGAAAGTTGATGATGATCTTCAGATGGTCTGAAAGGAGGGCGGCTTTCTTGCCAGGTGTTGGCATACCGTCCGTCATCAGGAATCGCTCGATGTCAGCGATGTCCGCATCGTTGGCCTTCTTAGATTTAAGGCGGATGCATATGGCAGCCAAACATTCTTCAGTGGTGGAAACACAAAATGTTTGATCGGGCTGGGCCATGCTCACATATACAATGCTGTCGACCTGATAGCGGGCGATGTTCAGCGCGCCATGATTTATTTTCCGTCGTTCGAGCCTCTCTCCGGGGATCCACCAGCCCATAGGGCCGTATACCTTACGCACTGGAAACAGTCCAATGATGCGTCGGTCGTCGGAGAGCTGCTGGGACTCAACCAAATAGAAAGCTGAGCCCCACCAATAGTCAAACACCAGATGGTCGGTGTCATAATCCCAAAGCTGGTGTACATATCGTGCTCCACCGTCACTTACCAAGTGAACATAACCCTCCGAATCGAT